TGAAGTTTACCTGCCATCACGAGGAACTTGCCTCCTCCAACACGTTAATCTCGGTGCCTGTACTATCTCCGACGTGTCAAAAGGTTTTGTTGAGGGTATGCGAAGTTTGTGCGACCTCCATAGCAAAACAGGCATTGACAGTTCTGGAGAATATCTCCCCAGCCAAACGGATCGCCAAGTCGGACTTGGATGCCTTGGATTAGCAAACCTACTAAGGCAGAACAATATCACCTACGAACAGTTTGGTGAGGCATTGCAAGCAGTAAATGATGGTATACCTGGATTAGGTACAGCTGGATTATTAGCTGCAGAATTTTATAAAGGCATTCAGAGTGCGGCTGAAGTTGCTAGAGAATATGGAATGGAGAGAGCATTTGCTATAGCTCCTACCGCAAGCTGTTCATACCGCAGTAAAGACAGAGAAGGCTTTACCTGCACACCTGAAATAGCACCACCTATAAGCCGTACTGTTGATAGAGACAGCGGCACCTTTGGTGTACAGACATATAACTATGGTGATGTAGAAATTGCCTCAGAGGTTGGTTGGGATGCTTATAAGAAAGTAGCTGACCAGTTGATGTATATGTTGAACCATACAGGGCTTCTTCACGGATATAGCTTTAACTCTTGGAGTGATGTTATAACCTACGACGAACAGTTCGTTGAAGAGTGGCTAGATAGTCCCCAAACTTCCCTTTACTACAGTTTACAAGTCATGGGCGACACACAAGATAAGTCAAGTGTTTATGCTGCCTTAGATGAAGATGATGTCCAAGACTACTTGCAAGGGATTTTAAACAACGAACCCCAATGCGATTGTCAAGAATGATAAACCCATATGAAAAATTACTTAACCGTAAAAGAACTTGGACCCCAGTTAAGCCGACAAAAGGACTATGGAAAGAAGGTGCTGAAGAAACCCTCTTCCGTTGTCTCGCAGTACGTAATATGGAGTTACCTGTCGGTAGCTTCATTACTGAAGGTCTTGAAAAGAACGTTCCCGAAAGTGCTCGAAAATTATTAGAGAGTAACGTCAAAGATGAAGAAAAACATGATCAAGCCCTTGGATACATATGCGATACCTATGGAGTTGATGAGAAAGCAGAACAAGAAGCACTGCGTTTAAGAGATGCTTGGATCGCACATCCTGACCATACCTTGGTCAAAGCTCTCACTACAGAACGAGCTATATTTTTTGTTCTACTTCCTTTCTTTCGGTTTAATGGTTGTGCTGCTCTCAGAACAGTATCAGCTGATATTTCGAGGGACGAGCAGATACATTGTGCTTCGGGTAGTCTTGTTTGCACTGAGTTGGGTCTATCCGCTAGTCCTTCTTTGGACAAACTTAGGAAGGCCACCATTAACTGGATAATGGAGCCACTAAGTAAGAATACCTATGGCGATAAATATTTAAGCAAAAAATTTTGGCTGGATTCTAGCGATAATCTTATGTATAACGGCAAAGCTCCTGAGCTATCCGAAACTAAGTCAGCTCGGATGCCAGCGTTCTTTGAGCATAGCAATGTCAACCTACCCCAATACTCTTGAGTCAATACTAGGACCAAACTTAGAGTCAATCCTCGCTGAACTTGAGGAAATATATCCACCAACCAACCCTAACCCTAATGAAAAAATGGAAACAATTATGTATAAAGCTGGTCAACGATCAGTAGTCGAGTGGATAAAGACTCGTATCAGTGAGGAAGGATAGATGGTAGCAGGAAAACGACCCGACTTCTCTTTAACTGGTAAGAGTGGTATTGATTGGGCTAACCAAGTACCCGAAGGTTTAGAAACATTTATTCAAGACGATTTCGTCAAGAACTTTGGAGCTGACAGTGGATATGTCAGTGATATACCTGTTGATGACAGGTTTAAAAATGTTGACTGGTCTAACTTAGATGCAAGCTCACCATATAGTGGTGTCACTGCTCAAGCAATGGGTCAGAATGAATTAAGAAAAGGTGGCTTCGATCCTTATGGTTGGAATGAACCTGCCTTTGGACAAGAAACATCATTGTTAGGTGATATAACTAATAAGATAAGGACAGGTCCAGATGGTTTAGCTGCTGTACAAGAACAGTTAAAACCACAACCAACAGCACCACTTAAACCTTTTGGAGGTGTAACAGCACAATCAGCTGGTCAAAATGAATTAAGAAAAGGTGGTGTAGATCCATATGCAGGTATGGGTGATCCAAGCAACCCAAACAATCAACTACTAACCGAAGTAACTAATCAGATTAAAAATACTGGTAGTCCTGATGGTGCTGGAGCTTTGGTGAGCGAGGCTACAGGTGATCCTAATAACCTTTTAACTGCAGCTCAACCATACAGACCTGGTGGTGCTAAAGATCCAACTGAAGTTATATCCCCTCCTTTAGGTGGTGATCCTCCTTTAGGTGGTACACCTCCTTTAGCAGGTACACCTCCTTTAGCAGGTACACCTCCTGCAGGTGGTGACATGACAACTCAAGGTGGTTCTAACTGGTATGACGGCTATGCATCTGGTGAGGATTGGTTGGCTGCCAACCCACAAGGTACTGAATCTAAAGGAGGTGGATTCGGTGGTAGCTTTGATGACTTCATGAAGTTCATGATGATGATGAATTTCATGGGTGGTGGTATGGGTGGTCGTGGCGGCTACGGTGGTAGTCAATACGGATACGGTGGCCTCAATCCAGGTGGAGTACAGTCTGCTTATAACCCACTAGAACAGTTACAAGGTTCATGGGATTGGTTCGGTAAGAACTTTGGAAGTGGTGGCGGTGTACAAGGCGGTACTACAGCAAACATATAGTAAAAAACAATGACTGCAAAAACTAGATACGATTATTTATCAGGCGAACGTACCCAGTTTCTAGACGAAGCAGAGAAATCAGCGGAATTAACTCTTCCATATTTAATCATTAAGGATCAATACACCAAGGGGATGAGACATCTCCCTACACCTTGGCAGTCAGTTGGTGCAAAGTGTGCAGTGACATTGGCAGCAAAACTTATGCAGTCAATGCTCCCTGTACAAACCAGCTTCTTCAAGCTACAGGTAGATGAAAGTCAACTTGGTCAGGAATTTGGTCCACAGATTAAATCAGAACTAGACTTATCTTTTGCAAAGATTGAACGCACTATCTTAGAGGCTATTGCAGCTTCTAATGATCGTGTCATAGTGCATGAAGCTCTCCTACATTTAGTAGTAGCAGGTAATGCACTTATCTTTATGGGTAAGGAAGGTCTGAAAGTATATCCGCTTAACCGCTACGTTGTAGAACGAGATGGTGACGGCAATGTGATCGAAATAATCACGAAGGAAACAATTGCAAAGAAATTAATTGAAGATCAACTACCAGAGGATGTACTTAAGCAGTATGACACTGTGGTTGATGGATCTGATGACAATGTTGAAGAGTGCGATATCTACACCCACATCAAACGAGACAACAACAGATACGTCTGGCATCAGGAAGTACACGGTAAGATATTAGAGAAGTCCTACGGGAAAGCACCTGTTGACATAACACCTTGGATTCCATTGAGATTTAACACAGTGGATGGTGAGGACTATGGAAGAGGTAGAGTCGGTCAGTTTATTGGCGACTTAAAATCATTAGAAGCATTATCCCAAGCCCTAGTGGAAGGGAGTGCTGCGGCTGCGAAAGTCGTATTCACAATTTCTCCTAGCAGTACCACGAAGCCAAGTACCCTTGCTAACGCAGGTAATGGCGCAATCGTGCAAGGGCGGCCCGACGATATCGGGGTGGTGCAAGTAGGTAAGACTGCTGACTTCAAGACTGCATTTGAAATGATGCAACAGCTCGAACGTCGTCTTAATGAGGCGTTCTTAGTCATGCAAGTTAGAAATTCTGAGCGCACTACAGCTGAAGAGGTACGCCTCACACAGATGGAATTAGATGCTCAACTAGCTGGACTGTTTAGTCTATTAACTACTGAGTTCTTACTTCCATATCTAAATAGAATACTTAGTCAATTCCAAAAGACTGGAAAGATACCACGTCTACCAAAGGATATTGTTAAACCTACTATCGTAGCTGGTGTTAATGCATTAGGTCGTGGTCAGGATAGAGAAAGTTTAGGTCAATTCCTAACAGTCATTTCTCAAACAATGGGACCAGAGGCAGTACAGAAGTTTATCAATCCAGAGGAAGTCATTAAACGACTAGCAGCTGCACAAGGTATTGATGTATTGAACCTAGTTAAATCTATGGAAGAGATACAAGGTAAAGAGCAGCAAGCACAACAAATGGCTATGCAACAACAGCAGACAGAGAATCAGACTGCAATGATGAAGACTCCAATGATGGACCCATCTAAGAATCCTGCAATTGCTGGTCAGCAACCACAACAACCACCTGAGCAAGTATGAGCGAAGAACAAACACTCTCGTATGAGAATAATACAGAGTCAGTTACCACTGAAGAAAACCTAACTCCTGAAGAGCAAGATTCTTTGGAAGTTGGGGAGCAAATGCAAGCAGCTGAAGACCAGTTACTTGCAGGTAAATATAAAGACCCTAAAGATTTAGAGAAAGCTTATGCAGAACTCGAAAAGAAATTGGGCGAAAAATCTGACAGGGATTCAGAGGAAGTTGAATCAGAAATTGAAACTGAACCTGAAGAACCAAATGATATACCAAGTAATATTTTAGATGAGCTTTGGGAAGAAGGTCAGAATAAGAATCTTACTAAAGAGACATTCGATAAGATTCAAAAGATGAATCCTATTGACGTAGCAAAATTAGCTATGCAATCACGTCAACAAGGAAGTAATAGAGAGTTCACTGAAAATGATGTCCAACAGATACAAGGATTAGTTGGAGGAAAGGAGAACTATAGCAACTTATTATCTTGGGCCTTAGATAATCTACCTGAGCAGGAAGTTGATATGTTTAATTCAGTCATGGATATAGGCAACCCTTTAGCTGCTTACTTTGCTGTCCAATCTATGGCTCTTAAATATTCTGACATGTCAGGAAGAGATGGAGAGTTGATTAAAGGTAAAGCACCTAAGTCAACATCAGATGTCTTCAAAGACCAAACAGAATTGATTGAAGCCCAGAACGATCCAAGATATGCAACTAGTGAAGCTTATCAAGAAGAAATCCTACAAAAACTAGCACGATCCAACATTAACTTTTAACTATGGCTAAGAAAAATTCAGGAGTAAAACCTGGATTCTCATCAGGTTATTCAGGTGAGAGAACCGCTGCTGATCCAGGAGCAAGAGATAGAAACAAACCTTGTCCTTCAGGTTTCTATAGAAACAAGGCAGGTAAGTGTGTACAAAAAGGAGTAGGAAAAGAATACAAACCATAGGTAGATATGGCGACCTGACAGTTCATCATCGCCTATCACCTACTTTGATTCAATGACTACTGTAACTGAATACGGTAAGCAAAACATATTTGCTAACGAAACACCTCCTCGATTAATGAACGATAACGAACAAGACTTCTTAATGGAGCAAGCCGAGAGAACTAACGGACAACTAGCCATGCTTGGCTTTGTTGCTGCCATCGGCGCATACATAACTACTGGACAAATTATTCCAGGAATCTTTTAAACACTTTATAAATGACTACAGCCACATTAACCAAACCATTTGACAACTGGCAGCGTTTTTGTGACTGGACTACAAGCACCAACAACCGTCTCTACGTGGGATGGTTCGGTGTGCTTATGATCCCTGCACTATTAACCGCTGCAACAGCATTTATCGTAGCTTTCATCGCTGCACCACCAGTTGATATAGATGGTATTCGTGAGCCAGTCTCAGGATCTCTACTCTATGGAAACAACATCATCTCAGGGGCAATCGTCCCGTCATCTAACGCAATCGGTCTTCACTTCTACCCAATCTGGGAAGCTGCAACCCTCGACGAGTGGTTGTATAACGGAGGACCATATCAACTCATTGTGTTCCACTTTCTCATCGGTATCTCAGCATATCTGGGACGACAATGGGAACTTAGTTATCGACTAGGAATGAGGCCATGGATTTGCGTTGCTTATTCTGCACCCGTTGCAGCATCCTTTGCTGTATTCCTCGTTTATCCATTTGGACAGGGGAGCTTTAGTGATGGTATGCCTCTTGGTATTTCAGGGACTTTCAATTTTATGTTTGTCTTTCAAGCGGAACACAATATCCTTATGCATCCGTTCCATATGCTCGGTGTTGCAGGGGTATTCGGTGGAGCTTTATTCGCTGCTATGCATGGAAGTCTTGTTACTTCTTCGCTTATCCGTGAGACGACAGGCTTAGATTCACAAAACTATGGATACAAATTCGGTCAAGAAGAAGAGACGTATAACATTGTTGCGGCTCATGGTTACTTTGGGAGACTTATCTTTCAGTATGCCTCTTTTAATAATAGCCGTAGCTTACACTTTTTCCTTGCTACTTGGCCCGTCGTTTGCATATGGCTTACCGCTATGGGAGTCTCCACTATGGCTTTTAATCTCAACGGCTTTAACTTTAACCAGTCAGTCGTCGATGCCAATGGAAGAACAATCCCTACATGGGCTGACGTTCTCAACCGTGCCGATCTAGGTATGGAAGTAATGCATGAGCGTAATGCTCACAATTTCCCGCTTGACTTAGCAGCTATAGATACCACCCCAACTGTTTAAGACAAAG